TAATGATAAAAAAGTAATAAAAAAACTAAATAATAGTTCTACGCGTTCATTTGAATTGATTGGGGAACATTTGTTTAATTTGTGGGATTAACAATGAAAAAAATAATCAATTGCTTTAAAGCGTCTAATCCGGTTATAAATAAGAAACTTAGAAAGGTGTCGATAGATGAAGGGCTTGAAATTGCAAAGGAACTTTTTAACATATTGTCCAAGAGAAAAGATGGCATTGGGCTTGCGGCTAATCAAGTTGGTTACGATGCTAGCGTTGCTGTGGTTAATGTTAGGGAGCCACTTATTTTAATTAATCCGGTTATTAAAGAGCGGTGGGATGAAGTACCTTATTATGAGGGATGTCTATCTTTCCCAAATAAGGGTGTCAAAACCAAACGATATAGAAATATTATTATACACACAGAACAAGAAGAAGGCGATTGGTATTTTAGTGGTGTAGAAACCACAAAAGATGGCAAAGGAAGCTGGGAAGATGCCAATAAAAAGCAAGATGATGATTTACGATTATTAGAGTCAATATGTATTCAACATGAAATTGATCATTTGTATGGTAAGACCATACTAGATAGAGAAGATAAACCAGAACCTATAGTTATTGAAGATAAGATTGGTAGAAATGATCCATGCTTTTGTGGCAGTGGTAAGAAATATAAAAAATGTTGCATAAATAAATGAGCATTGTAAATATAATAAAAGCGGTTTTTATATTATTGAGTGCACCAATAGTGGCTGGTATATGTGCGATAGTACTTATTGTTCATGCCATTCTTATATTGGTATTGCTTTTAATTGAAGAAATTACAGGACTAATAAGACGATGAAAAAAATAGTTATATTTGATTTAGACGGTACTCTTGCTCTTATTGATAAGAGACGAGAATTATCAACTAAACCCAACGGCAAAATTAATTTTGATATGTTGCATGATCCAGCACTAATAAAACACGATATACCAAATCCTCCTGTTGTTAAGATGGCTCAGCTCTTTGTGGAGGCTGGTTTTTATATTGTCATATTCTCAGGTAGATCTGATAAGACAGAAAAAACAACACGGTCTTGGTTGGCTAGCAATAGAATACCGTTTCATAAGCTAGTGATGAGACCTCATAAATCAATGGGCTTTGTTCCAGATGAAATATTAAAAAAGAAAATGCTAGATGATGCACCATTTGAAAAGTCAGACATATTAGTGGTAGTAGATGATAGGCAAAAGGTTGTTGATATGTGGCGAGATATTGGGTTAGATTGTTTTCAAGTTGCACCAGGAAATTTTTAGGAGTGATTATATTATGAGTACCTTTTGGAGTACAGCTTTAACGATACCATTGTTTGTTGGAGCGTTTTTATTATTGTCATCTATCACAGCAATTGTATATTCTATACCTTTGGTTTATTTGTGGAATTATGCAATGACAAGTATGTTTGGATTTCCAGACGTAACAATATATCAGATGGCAGCATTTTTGGTTTTTATTTTAATACTTAGATATTGGATAGAGATTGGACATATAGAATCAAATGACTTGTCAAACCCAACCAGCAAAATTGATTGGACTAAGTTTGTAGATAGAATGAATAATAAGAAACGCTATGAGGCATAGAATGGGATTGTATGATGATACAGTAAAACTCAAAGATTCAGCCAATAAGATTCAAAGTAATCCAGCACTATTGGAATTAGAATTTGGTTTAGAGCTAGCAGAAGGAGTTGTATACATTCTCGATGAGATTGATTTAGATACGTTATATAGGGTTGTTAGATATTCTAGAGCAATTATGACACGCAGAGGTGGTCCAACCACAGATCCTCTTACATATTTTATTGCCTCTTATGGTGGAGATTTATACGCAACATTTGGAATTATAGATTTTATGAAAAGTTTTCAAACTCCAGTAAATACATTGGTTAGAGGAACGGCAATGTCAGCAGCGGCATTACTCACGGCAGCCGGCACAGGGGTTAGACAGATCAGTAGAAATTCCGTTATGATGTTTCATGAATTTACGACAGAAATGTTTGGTAAGTCTGGGGATATTGTCGCAACATCTGATCACATTAAAGTTTTACAAAAACAATCTAACAATTGGTTAGCTTCAGTGACAAATAAAACTGAGAAATGGTGGGCCACTAGCACAGTCAAAGATTTATATTTGTCGCCAAATGAGTGTTTAAAAATGGGAATTGTAGATAAAATAGTTGATTAATTAGCTATTTATAATTATAAGGAGAAAACTAATGGAAACTAATTTTAAATTAATTGAAATGCAAACAGCGCTAGGTAGATTGGGTAGAGAAGTAGGCTGTTTACGTGAAGTAGTTTCTGATTCAATAAAAGAAATTAATACATTAGTTTCTATGGGTAAAGCAATGGTTGCGGTATTTGAAAAGGCACACATTATAGATTCAGAAGCATTCGAAAAAATGGTTATGTCATTCCATTCTGAGTTTCTTAAAACTGTGGCCTCGGATATAGAAGAAACCAGTGATTCTTTGGTTGAATTTCAACGAGAGTTTGATAGGTTCATGGATATAGAAGTAGGCCCCATTAAGGCAGAAGCATAAAAAGGTTTTTATTATAGTTAAACGTTGTTAAATTAACAACACTTAATTAGGAGAATACTATGAACAAGTACGTGTACTATTTGTCTATTGCGATATTGACAATAACATATTCAGCAATAACAACATCATTAATAGATTATAAATCTAATACTCATAAAGAGGTTATAGATAAATTGTCACTAGAAAATGATTCATTGAAGATGAAGTTAACTACCATCTTTGAATATGGAATTGAAGTAGATGTAACAATGTACAGACCAACAAAATATGAAACAGATTCAACCCCAAACATTACAGCAGATGGAACAAAAATAAAAATATCAGAGGCTTCTAGATATAGATTTGTAGCGGTCAGTAGAAATCTATTAAAAAGATGGGGTGGTTTTTTAAATTATGGAGATTTTGTTCTACTTAAAGATGCAGGACATAAGGACGGAATCTATCGAGTTAAAGATACAATGAATTCTAGATGGGTTAATGTTGTAGACATTCTAGAATCGCCAGGAACTGACCCATATAAATTTGAAAACGCAAGTCTAACGTTGTTAAACTGGACTAACTAATAAACAATAACAAATAAAGGAATAGGTTATGGATCTATCAGCAGATCAAATAAAAACAAATTGGGATAAGTTGGTCTCAATAATAGAAGATACATTCGAAGGAGATAGACTTAGAAAATTAAAAACTATGTACGTTTACTTCGAAGATAGAATGATGTTCGCACCAGGTTCTGGAAAAATTCATTATCACAATGCATTTCCAGGCGGGTATGTTGATCATATTTTAAATGTAATAGATACATGTTTGAAAATACATCAGGTATATAAAGACATGGGAATGAAAATGAATTATACAGAAAAGGATGTTATTTTCTGCGCAATGCATCATGATTTGGGTAAAATAGGCGATTTAAATAATGACTATTATATACCAAACGAATCTGAGTGGCATAGAAAAAATCAAGGAAAGATATACAATCATAATGATAAGTTACATTATATGACTGTTACCGACAGGTCCTTTTGGTTGCTTCAACATTTTGATATTACTATAACAGAGTTAGAATTTCTTGGAATAAAATTAGCAGATGGGCTATATGAAGAAGGAAATGAGCGATATTATAAAACATATATCGAAGGAAATGGATTGAAGTCGAGTCTTCCATATTTAATTCATAATGGCGATTCATTAGCAACTCGAATGGAACATGAAAGATACATGTATAGTCCAGACTCAAATATAGATTATACGAAATTGGCATTTCCAAATGAGGTTACTGAAGAGAAAGAAGAAGTAACAAAAGATTCGGCAGTATTATTTGATGATCTGTTTGGTAAAGTTTCGAAAGGAGGCTAGTGTGATTTTAGAAATAGCATTAGGAATATATGCCATAGTTAGCATATTCATTATAATAAACTTAACACGAAAAGTAGAACGATTGGAAGAATGGGGTGAATTGCTCGCAACCAGAGTTACCTGGATACAGGATAAATTCAAAGAGATAGATTCAAAGGGTATATTTGAATCGGATGATGAGGTTGGAACTATTTTTTCTGCGTTAAAGGATGTTTCACAAGTATTAACTGAAGTTTTAGAAGAGGACCAGAATGGCTAAAAAGAAAAATTATTATTTTACACAAGAAACAGAAGACGCTATTATACGATATAATAAGTCTGAAAACCCAGCAGAACGAAATCTGATTTATTCAAAGGATATAGACTATCCATTTGATAAACTAGCAGAGAATATAATTCATACATTTAAGTTTTATTACTTTGATGTCTCACCCGATGAGGTGAAGCATGAAGTAGTTTCATTTCTCGTTATGAATATGCATAAGTTTAAGGAAGGTAAAGGAAAAGCTTTTTCATATTTTAGTGTGGTTGCGAAGAACTATTTGATTCTAAATAACAATGCAAATTATAAGAGATACAAAACTCATCATGATTTGGTTGTTTTAGATTCTAAGAAAAATGCAAGAAAAGCAGCAGATAATAAAGAAGCAAAAGAAGATAATGTGTTGTTTGTTAAACTGTTAGTTAAGTATTGGGAAGAAAATATATTCAAAGTTTTTTCTAAATCGCGAGAAATAGCAGTTGCAGACGCCATTGTTGAATTGTTTAGAAGAAGTGGTACTATAGAAAATTTCAATAAGAAAGCTTTGTACATTTTAATTCGCGAAATGACAGGCATAAGAACTCAATATATTACTAAGGTTATAAATGTAATGAAAAAGCATAATGTTAGATTGATAAATGAATTCAAAACTACAGGAACAGTTGGATCTGGATATGGTTTTAGGTGGAAAACTAGATAAATACCCTTTTTAACACAATACTCAATAAATGGGGTTAGCTTTGCTTGTCCCATTTTTTGTATCTAGAGATATTTATATATGAATGTTATGGTCAATTCACTAAATCTATAGGGAAATATTATGAGCTTAGACAAAGATACTGTATTTTTTAAAGACAAAAGCTTTTCAGACTTATTGGAAGATGTATATGATAATGTCAAAACCAAGAGAAGTCAAATAGATATATTAATAAAAGAATTACGACCCTTTATGAAAAATATAGGTGATGCTGCTGTAATTGTTCCACTCATTAAAGAGTATATGGAGGTTGCTGTTAAAAACGATGAACACATAGTTAAGGTTGTAGCTGTATTGCAGAGATTTATTTCAACAGGAATGCGAGGTACGGAAGATGATGGCACTTTGACTGAGGCAGAAAAGGAACAATTATTACATGAATTAGACGATGCTGCTGAACATCTACAGGCTAGACTAGATGACAATGATAAAGCTGCAAAAACGGCAATGGGGTAAATAATGGCCTGGTCAGAAACTTCGAAAAGAAGTGTAAGGAAAACTAAAGGTTCAGCTGTAATAGCGGGGCTGTCAGATATTGTAGGAAGTTTAGGTAAAGAAGAAACTAAATTTTATGAATTAGAAATTGCTGAGGTTTTGGATATATGCTTAGATTCTGAACATGAAGCTTTTGAAGCACTTGGCGGATATAGTAATGGTGCAATTGGTCAAGTTAAAATTAGACTCCTACATTCGAATGCAAAGGAGTATTCAGGCAATTATGATAGCGGAACAGTTGGACGGCAAACTTGGGCTAGGCCTTTAGTTACAAATTTAAAAACATATCCGCTAATGCGGGAATTTGTGATAGTTGGGCAATATCTTTCAAAGTTGACACCGAATAGTCAAACGTTAATTAGAGAATATTATTATAGTTCTCCACTGAGCATGTTTGGCAGTATAAATTCTAATGCGTTTTTATTGGATAGAAGTAGTTCACCCACCACAAACGAAGACTATTCTGAAATTGAAGATGGACAAGAAAAAATAGCTGGGTCTGAAGAAAAAATCGCTATAAGCTTAGGAAAAGAATTTAGTCCTTCTGTGGCAATTAAGCCAATACTTCCTAGAGAAGGGGATGTCATATTGGAAGGAAGGTTTGGTCAGTCATTAAGATTTGGAAGTCCAGATGGCAATATAATTCCTAGTATATATCTCAGAGCTGGACAAGCAGAACCAGAAGAGGAGATGGAATATTTAAAACCTATAGATGAAAATATAAATTTAGATGGTGCTTCAATCTATATGACTATTGATGAATCTATTCCTTTAACTCTGTCTAGTACAGCGTTAAGTGCAGCATCCGCTTCAGCTACAATACCAGATGAATTTTCTGGAAAACAAATAATATTGAATTCTGATAGTGTAGTGTTAAACAGTCGAGATGGAACATTGGTAGGTATGGCCAAAAATGGAATTGGATTTTCATCTGGCATAGATATAACGTTAGATGCTGTTGGGACAACAACAATCGCCAGCCCAGTTATTAATTTGGGTTTTGAAGCTGAAGAGCCGGTTGTACTTGGAAATCAATTAGAAGAAATTATAACAGGGGTATTAGACGAAATAGGAAAAATTATAGATGCAATAACTGCGATGTCTGTACCAACAGGGACCGGTCCATCTGGTCCTCCAGTAAATTCACCACAATTTTTATCTATTAAAAATATTGGATTAAAGGCGATACAAAATAAGCTTGAAAATATAAAGAGTAAGCAGAATTTTACAAAGTAGAGAATTGATATGGCAAACTTAACATCTCCAAAACCAGTACCAGGACCATGGGCTCCATTTTCAATTCAAGTTGCTAAATACATTAGAAAACAAAAAAAGGCATCTGCTCCACCACCTCCTCCGCAAGCTAGACAGCAGTTTGCAGAAAAGGTTGTTTCAGAATATGATAAAGTTATAGGAAATACTACAGATTTGTTTTATCGCAATGGAGTTATGCGAACAAATAGTGGGCTATTTAAAGTCATGTTTAAGGTGGGATTAGATATTCTTTCTGTAATAAAATATTATGACGAAGAAAAATATGAAGCACAGCTTATAGCAATAGGCCAGTCATACGTTGAGTTTTTAATAGATACATTAATTCCATATAAAGCTCAAGTTAAAGTGAAGGCAACAGCCGGGCTTGTTGCGTCAGAGGTCGCTGAAAATTCACTTAAGGTTTTAGATCCATTGATGAATATTTTTTCAGAAGGATTAGAATTAATAGTAAAACTTATTGCTCCTTTGATTTCTAAGGAAGAGGAGCGAGAGAATTGGTTAGCTATAGTAGACAATTTAGAGGCAAAAGAATTAGAAGCAGAAGAAGCTATACGACTAGAAATTGAAGAGCAGCAACAAACACAACAAACAATCCAGGAACAGCGAGACGCGATGTTAGCCAATGAGGAATTAATGAGGATTGAAACTGAAAAGTTTAAAAAAGATTTAGAAGCAAGGAAGGAACAACTAAAAGAAGACACAAAACAAGTTCCAGAGATAATTATTATCAAGAGCTTAGCCGCTATTGGAGATATACTTGCAACAGTGGCATTTAGAATAATGGCAGATGGACTAGTATTGAATTGGACAGGAGCAACATTGAAAACGTCTGTACCTCCACCGGGAGCTACTAATGTAGTTGCAAATCTCGTCTTAGTTCCATTTGTTGATAAGGGTAAGCTTATAAAAGGAATGAAAGCTACAGTGAATCAGGAAACAGAAGAGGATATGATTAAGCAGTATGTAAAGCTATTTAAAGAGCATACAAAAACTCTTTCTGGAATAACTATTGGTATGGTACCGTTGGTTGGAGTTCCAACGCCTATACCATATCCATGGATTGGATTAAAATGTGGCATATAAATAAGGAGAACAGTTATGAAAATTAGTAACTTTAAAGCGATAATACGAGAAGCAGTGAAAGAGGAGCTTAGAGCTTCGCTTCCAAAACTTCTTAAAGAGCATGCGGCGATGGGATCAAAAAAACCACCCGTTAGAAAATCAGAATTTATGACTGGTATAAGTCATGCTATGGGTCTTCAAGATAAAGTAAAGCGTCCAAGTGTAAAGCGCAGAAAAAACTATTCTAATACGATGTCACTAACAGAAGCTTTAGCGGATACAGCATCTACTGGACAAAGGGTACCACAAGATGGATCGTATCAAACGATGGATAAGATGTTTACTTCAGTTGATGTTCCTCAAACGTCAGCATCTCCAGATGGTAGACCAATAGATATGGATAATGTTTCAGCTGAAGTTGTTAATAATTTGACAAAAGATTATAGTCAACTTATGCAGAAAGTCAATGAGAAATCGGCGGCAAGAAAGGCGTAGTAAATGGCTAATACAGATCCAAACCAAACACAATTTAATCCAATAGATGAAGACGATAGATTTGTAGGAATATTATTGCCTATGTCAAATTCTGGTTTTGGATATTTTGCTCCAACTAAAACAACTAGAGCAGCAGCGTTTACAAATTTAAAAAATTTAATAATGACAATGAAGGGTGAACGACCAATGCAACCAGAGTTTGGATGTGATATTCATTCATGCATTTTTGATCCCATTGGCGAGGATTTAGATGTTAGAGTGGATGGAGCAATTAGAGATGCAATAGCCGAATGGTTACCATATATTGTTGTAGAAGATGTTGTAGTTAATACTGCAAATGCCGATAAGGATAATAATAAGATTAGGATTACCCTTAAATATTCAATTAGTCTTATGGCTAATTCATTAGACGAGTTAACATTTACTTCTGCAGGCGGAACAGTAATCGCTGCGGAAGAAGTTAACCCAGCATTTTTAGAATAGGAGATTGGTAATGCCCGATACACAAGTTAAAAAAGAAGTAAGATATGTAAACAAAGACTTTGCAAGTCTTAGAACTAATTTAATGAATTATGCTAAAGTATATTTTCCAAATACGTATAACGACTTTAATGAAGCATCACCTGGTATGATGTTTATAGAAATGGCCGCATACGTTGGAGATGTTCTATCATATTATATGGATTCCCAAATTAAAGAATTATTTATTCAGCATGCAGAAGAGAGGAAAAATGTTGTAAATCTGGCTGAAGCATTGGGATATAAACCTAGACAATCCTTTGCGGCATCTACCACATTGGATGTTTTTCAATTAGTTCCATCAACAGGAACTGGAGAAAATAATAAACCAGATTATACTTATTCATTAATAGTTGATGAAGGAATGCAGGTTTCATCTACATCAGACTCTACTATAACCTTTAGAAGTAATGATACTGTTAATTTTAATTTTTCAAGTTCTAATGATCCAACCACAGTTTCTATTTATGAGAGAGATGGTGGAACAGGCGAGCCAACATATTATTTATTAAAGAAATCTGTAAAGGCAAGTTCTGGAACAGTTGCTAGTGAAACCTTCACGCTTGGAGATCCACAAAAATATTTAAGAGTAGCATTAAATAATACTAAAATACTAAAAATAATCAGTGTTAAAGATTCAGATGGAAACACATGGTATGAGGTACCTTATTTGGCTCAAGATACAATTTTTAAAGAGCTTAGAAATACAGCAGAAAACGATCCTCAATTTGCTCAGTACAATGATACGGCCCCATATCTATTAAAATTAAAAAAGACGTCTAGACGATTTAGAACTAGAATTAGAGGAGATAATAGGTTAGAATTACAATTTGGAGCAGGAATCTCATCTGATCCTGATGAAGTAATTATTCCAAATCCAGATAATGTTGGTTCTAATTTGCCAGGTGGAAAATCATATTTAGACGTTTCTATTGATCCATCAAACTTTTTATATACGAAGGCATATGGTCAAATTCCTCAGAATACAACTTTAACTGTTAGCTATTTAACTGGAGGTGGATTATCTGACAATGTTCCTCAGGGAGATTTAACTACTATTTCGGGTATAACTTCAACATATGATAGTGATGCCGGCGTAGTTACAGGTGTTAGTAATGTTATTAAAGCATCGGTAGCGGTTAATAATGTTGAGGCAGGTATAGGTGGAAAAGGAGCAGAACTTATTCCAGAAATACGCAATAATGCCATCTC